TCCTAGACGGTCTTCTAGCTGGTCTTGAAAATGGTCCTCTAGATTACGGACAAAGTGTCTGTGATGATGCTAGATCATATGATTATCCTGATATGACTAGTGGATTCTTCTTTGGTGGTCTTCCTAACGTCCCTACAGGTGGCGGAAACTCCCCCGTTTATGGTGGTAAACCTGAAGGTGGAGCTGGTACGCTCCCCGCAGGTGAAGATGATGAAAATACTGGTCAGACTATCACATATGAAATTGAAGATACGAACGTATTGGAGGGTGATAAAGCTCTAATCAGAGTTAGACGAAGTGGATTTGTTGAAGTTTCTAGTTCTGTATCTTTCATCACTGTAGATGGTAGTGCTAAAGCAGGCATTGATTTCATTCAAAATGACGGTATTCTAGGATTTGGACCTAATCAAACTGAGAGATATATTGAGGTTCAGACTTACAAAGATACCGTAAATGATACTCCACAAGATTTTACTGTGAAAATTGAATATGAGACAGGCATTCCCAACGCTAATTTTATTTCTAATATTGCTGTCGTTACTATTGGTCTAGCACCTGAGATTGATCCAACACCAGGAACTCCATACTTACCACCTGAAATTACTACAACAGTATCTGTACCTGGACCCAATCCTCCTCAGGACGTACTTGATTTGATCATTACTGATCCAGAAGATGATCCTGTTCTACCAACAGTACCAGAAGAGTTAAACTTTACTCAGTATAGTATTGAAGTAACAGCAGATAGAACCAACTATCAAGAAGGAGAGTTCATCAAATTTACTATTACTAGTGAAGGTATTCCAAACAATACCGTCATGGGTTATACCTTGTTTGGTACTGGTATCAATCAGAGTGATATTGTTGGTGGAAACTTGTTCGGAACATTTATGATTCAAGAGAATGCATCTGCTGTAGTTGTTGGAATTGCAGAAGATGCTGAGATAGAAGGTCCAGAAAACTTGAGATTTAGTATTAATGGAACTGGAGCATCTGCTACTGTTGTAATTCTAGGACAGGAAGAATCTCTACCTATTACTCTAGTTTCTCAGACAACACCAGACTTTAAAGAACCTACGATCGGTGAACCAATTGTTGATGAGGACGGAAAGATCATTGAGATTCCTATCGATGACCCAGGTGATCCATATCTTCTACCACCAAACCTTGCTATTACTGGTCAAGGATGGGGTGCTATGGGTGTTCCTCTCCTTGATAAGGATGGATATGTTACTGAGATTCGTATCACTCAGAGAGGAAGAAACTTTATTCCTAATAAACCAGAGAATGTAAACTGTGTATTAGATTCTCTGACCTTGACTAGACCTGGAAAAGGTTATACTAGTATTCCTAAAGTTTTCATTGACGGTGAGTCTGATAAGGTTGTTGCTAGAATCAATGCTGCTGGATTTGTGGTAGGATTTGATGTGGTTGATAGAACTAAAATCTACAATACTGCTCCCACTGTTACTATTGTTGGTGGCGGTGGTTTTGGAGCAAATGCTCTCGCTTCCCTATCATGTCTAGATAGTGAGACACGCGATCTCCTCGGTTACGCGAAGGTCGGAACTGGACGTTATGTTGATTGCCCATCATGAGTAAAGCTGATTCAATTTTAAATTATTTGGAGCAACTTGCAAGTTTCAATGCAAGTCTCCCTGACGGATCTGAAGGTGTAAATGAACCTGCAGTCAAGACACCACCACATTCTGGAACTCAGAGAACATCTTCATCTGAGAAATTGAATGGTGTTAAGGTAATCAAAGCACAAAATGAAGAAGGTAGAGTAACATATATTGTCTGCACAGACAATGGTCAGTCCATTAACATGGATGAGACAGGAAACATTTTCATTGGATGTGGAAAGATTGGTGATGATGAGGGTGGAGGTCAACTCACTGCTCGTC